TCCCAGTAATAGCAGAAAATGCACTGCCAATAAGATCAAAGACACCTTTGATAATTGCACCCATCGATTTGAATAAGCCGACGGATTTAATAGATTGTTCTAACTTTTCGGTGAACTCTCTAATTTTACCAGTAATATCAGCAAGGGTACCAGTAAAATCTTTGAAACCGGAACCGTCTCCGCCAGTAAATGCCGAGAAGAACTGTCCGATTATTGTTACAGCTATCTTGAATATAGATGTAAGTATACCGAATACGTTTCCGATGGTCTTACCGATATTGACAAAACCAGTCATAACATTGTTTGATTGTAGTAATCCGTTTAAGAATTGAGTAATACCATCAGCAATTTGTTTAAATGTTAGGATTAATCCATTTCCAGATCCAGAAACAGAACTAATACCAGATGCTACTTTTCCAAGTACTGTACCGACAAATTCAAATGCTGTACCGAACGCTCTACCAATGGATTTTAAAGTCCCTTGGATATATACATTTTCGGCTAATGATTTAGTAAAATCTCTAAATTTGAATGTCAACTGAGTTAATACTGCAGCCGATTCTTGATATGTCCCGATTACATCACGGAATCCTTCTCGCAAACTAGATAATGAATTAACAACAAACTTAATAGAATTTGTAATCCCATCGAATAATGCTTGTTGGCCGCCCATGTCTTTCCATGTTTTCAACATAGCATTTCGATAGTTACCGAGTGAACGTTCCATTTCTAGAACGGTATCGAAATATGTTCCTTGGTCGTCTTGTAGGAATGGGTTGACAATATTACCAATATTGGTCCACATTGATTTGGCTTCTTCGAATCCACCAAGCAAATATTCCCAAGATTGAGCCCATCCAGAACCAATCGCTTCTTGAACAGTATCTACTAATTGTCCAAACGACTTAACTTCTGTGGCTGCCTTGAGCATTTGTTCATCGATAGACATTTCCTTCAAAGTCGCAATTAAGACTTCAGAAGTTAACCATCCATCTTTCAATGAGTCACGGAAAGATTTAGTAGTGTCACGAGCTTGACCCATTTTCTCTGCCATAGCGGTCAATCGATCTTGGAACAGTTTACCACCCATACCAGCATTTACTACAGAGTTCCAGTCCTGAAGACCTACTCTACCAGATGCTAGTGCTTGTGATAACTGATACATTGCCATTGATGCTTGTTGAGTGTTTGATCCTGAAGCGGCGGCCAAGTTTGAAATACCTTTAATCGCAGTGGCAGAATCTTCCAATCCTACACCAGCCGCAGTAAAGGTACCAATATTTCTTGTCATATCCGCGAATGAGTAAACCGTCTTATCCGCATATTGGTTAAGATCTTCCAATGTTTTAGAAGTCTTGCGCATACGCATAGTTTGGTCTGGGATTTCCCATTCCGTATTTGTCATGATAGTTTGAATCGATCCAAGCTTGTCTTTGTATTCATTCAAACCATCCATAGGTCCTCTGAAGAACTGCGATCCAAATTGGATAGCTTTGTTCATCATGTTTGCGAGGACGTTACCCATAGCTATATCCATAACAGAAAGTGAATTCTGAACGGACGCTGAAGCATATGAGAATGCGCTGGTCAAAGGATTCAAGTTTATCCCGCCAGCTTTTGCGTTAAGTTTATCAAATTCACCAGAGGTTCTCGAAAAACTATTACCGTCATCTGTCTTTCTGAATATACTCTTCAATCGAGCAAGAATACTTCCTGTTTTACTAGTTTTGCTAGCCACATCAGTATTCATTTGATCTATGGATCTTCCAGCCCCGCTAGTATCCATATTATCAGTGTTTCGTTTAAAGATATTTCTAAGACGAGATAATAGGCCGTTCGATTTCTCTGTTGAACTTGAAATTGCCTGATTCATTTTAGCCATATCCTTAGCAACATTATCGGCAGCACCTTTTCCGCTAACTTTAGCGAATGCCGCTTTTAGCTTATCTAATGCAGACATAGTGTCTTGTGCATTTTTAGTAAAGCCTTTATTGTCTAAGGTGACTTTGGCAATTTTTTCATCAACATACCCTGCCATATTGTCTCCTATTTAATCATTTCTTCTAAAATTTTACCTACGCGAGATGACCATACATCATTTATCGCTTGGGTAATATATGGTCGAGGCGGAACATACCCACCGGTTCCTGTTCCGTGACCATAGTGAATTATTCGAGCAATTGAAACTCCTTTGTTTATGTTGGAGTTTGTTATCTCTATAACAATATTGTCACCATTTTGATTGATTGTGTAATCCCAAGAAGAAGCCGTCTTTCCGCTACCAACGGGCGTCGTCTCCGACAATCTATTAGTTAACATCTTAGCCAACTCTTCTGCGGGACCAGAATTCTGTTTCTTAACAGTACGTTTCAACCAAGCTTCAATATTGTTGAAATCCCCGCTAGATGTTATTTGCATTCCGTTTCTCCTTCTCTTCCATCTCTTTATACAATCGAGCTTCTTCAGCTCGACGTTGTTCGATGATAGATCTTTGCTCGTCCATAGCTTCAGTCTTAGACATCTTCTCTGGCGGAGCTTGTAATGAGTTAACAGTATTAATCAACAACATTAGCTTATTCAGATTTCTATTTTCCCATTCAAACGGTATTCCATTAATAGCCATATGAGCATATAGTATCTCTGAGGTAAACACGGACTGTCTTTGTCCAGCTTTAGACTTCTTTTTACTTTTAGGTAAGACCGTTGCTGATGGTACATCCTTATAGATATATTGTACGATTCTGTTATACTGATCCACATCTAACCGGTTAAAGTCGAAATTCTTATCAGTACACATTATCTTAATAAAATCTAAAAGTTCGTCATCAGTAAGATCCTTGTTATCAAGAAATCTCTTCTTATGTTTTGATTCCCACTCATCTAAATTCTTTAGAGTGTATCGAAATTCTACTTTTTGCTTAGGTCTATCAATGAATCTTTGGTTCTCATCGTCAAAAAGCGACAAAGCGTCGACTTCGATATATAAGAAATCGTGTTTCATAGATCATACCTCAATTTAAAAAAAAGCCGATGAGTAATTCCCATCGGCGAAACGATTAGCCTTGTTGTAATGCTTCTTTATTAACGAGTTCGTCCAATCCTTTAATGGATGAAAGAATTCCTTTAACAAATGTTAGCATAGAGGTTTCGTTTTCATGAAGATCTTCGATCAATTGACCAAACGCAAGAGATTGTCCAAATTCATCGCGAACTTCTTTGTTTTTGACGAACCGGTCGCCTTCACGTTTACCATAGGCGGAAAGGATAAGATCCTTGAGGAGAGCGTACAAAGCGGTCAAATCTTCGTTCTTTTGAATTTCGTTGATACGAGCTTCAATCTCCTTACCGCCATGTCGTCCTTGGAATTCAATCAGCTCAATACGAGTAAGATTGAAATATTCTTCAGTGGTCACTGGACCGTCAAAACCTTCATAATTGATTTTTTGCTTTAACATGTAGTTCTCCTATTCGATTAATTATTTAAGCAAGTTGATAACTTCTGCTGGTGTAGGAAGTGTAGCGTTTCCTGTTTCGTCACCATAGACTTTAGCAATGAGCTTCTTCCATTTAGTAGCGTCAACTTTAGTAGAATCAACAGTGATTACTGAAGTTGGCTTAAATCCTGGAACGTCTACTGGTGTAGAAGTAATTGACCATGATGGATTTGCTGGTTCTGGACTATCAGACACTGTTTGGTGTTGACGTTCAGATGGAGCAGCTTTACATCCATACCACAAGTGAAGTTTGGTTCCATATTCATTGAATTTAACTTCGTTACCAATGATTGATTGGTATGCGAATCCAAATGGACGACGGTTTTGTTGGTGAGCGTTAGCACCTGCTACGATTTCAGCCATACCATCACATTGGTCGAATTCTTTAGGTGAGCTAAACGCTTCGATAGTACCTTCGAAGTTTTCTGCACCAGTCAATGAAAGGTATTTAATGTTATCAGCGTATTGGTCATTCGCTTCAGCACCACTTGGAGATTCTTGAACGTTAGTCAAACCATTCCAAGCAACACCTTGCATGTATGTACCAGTGTCGCCCATAACGAACAAGACACCTTTGGAAACACCAGTTTCATAAATACGAGAACCAGTTTCAAGATATTTAAGTTCAGCCATTATTTAAATCCTCCTAATAGCTTTGTGTTATAGTAAGAATTGAGTGATACAAATTATCAATAACATAGTTAGAATCAAATGTAACATTTTGGAATTTCTCCATAATATCCTCTACTACCGGCGAATCTGGTAGTTTCGAGATAACTGTTACTTGATACATATCTCTATGAAAATACCGAACGTCATCTGCAAACCTAGACTGCTTGTCGGAAAGCTTATAGACGACGCATGGGTATGTTATTTTTGTATTTGACGTTGAATTGTAATAGAGAGCATAGCCGTGTTCTTTTAAAACTTCACGGAGTTTCTTATCCAGAAAATCTCGGCGATTTTTAACCATTATAGACTCCTCCTAATGTAATGTGAATTCTTGGTGATTTAATATCGAAAGACTCAACTTTCCATTTAACACCATTATATTCCACATATTTTAGATTTGCAATGTTGCTCATGAAGAACTTATTAATAACAAGGGAGATTCTGTTATTGTTTAGCAAATTATCATTAGTGGATTTGTCGCTATTTTGATTACGCCAAGTCTGACTAAGAAGCTCTCCGCGAAACTTCTTGGTCACGACTTTACT